CAAAATGTAAATATCTTTGTTGAGAATTTCATTGGCGAGCCAGAGTGGTTTAACGGAATGATGAAAGACTACAATACAAAAGTTTTGCCAAGAAATCAAAAAGCTGCTGGAGTACAAAGCAGAGTTGTAAAGACATACAACGGGATTAATAAAGGTCTATAATGGATACTAACTCTTTATTTAAAATAAATGGAACACTTATTACAGAGCATGGAAGAAAGCTATCCATATCCGAAGAGATTGCGGCTAATGATGTTGACCTTGCATCTGGTCATAGAAGAAGGTTCTTTACCACCAATAAAAAATCATTTCAAATATCCTGGACATACCTCCCAGATAAAGTTGATAAATCAGTTGATAGCAAAGCTGGCAGGACTTTTTTGTTTAATCTAGCAAATACCTCTTCAACGGCTTCTGTTCAAGTTGAGCTTGAACCCAATGCTGGTCTTACAGAATACATTTGTTATCTTGATTCTTACAGCGAATCGGTTATTAGAAGAGATTTAAAAACTGGTTGTACTTATTATGATGTCTCCTTGACATTGAAGGAGCGCTAAACATGGCAGACAGTTTCTATAGTTTTAGCGAACCCCTCAATAGTGGTGTAGATTTCTATTTTGCTGATAAAACTCAGTTCGGTTTAATTGCAATTTCTGCTGATGTAACCCTACAAGTTACATCTATGAAATTTGCTTATGGCTCAATAAGTATCACGGCTGATACTTCGTTGAGTGCTAATTCATACAAGTTTGCTTATGCTCAAGCAAATATAAGCGATATTTTATCAACAACACTAACACTTGGAACAAAAATTCAACCGTTAGTGGTGCCAATATATATAACATCAAGTGTAGTCACTGTTGGTACAAAAATAGCATATGCTTCATCTGCAATAAATTGTACATCAAGTGTTGTTACGGTAGGAATGAAAATAGCATTGGCTGCATCTGCAATAAGTTCGGCGGCTTCAATTGTTACATCTATAACAAAAATAGCTTATAGCGCTGTCAATGTATCTGTATCATCTGCTGCCTCTGCAATTTCAACTAGAATAGCTCTTGCATCTGCCGCAATAAATTCAAGTGTAATATTATCAATTGTTGGTAAAATATCATTAGCAACAATAAGAATTGCGATTCAGAACATGGGTGCAATTTCTGCTACAGCGATAAAGTTTGCTACATCGGCAATTGCCGAAATTATAAACATTGATGATTCGTTAATTAGGACCTTCCTGCTACTGGATGAGTCCCCAATAACCAATCATAATAGAACTATTGATATGAGCATTGAGCCAATCTTTACTGAAGTAAAGAACTGGAATAATCGCTCCAGCAGGTACTATAAGTCTTCGTCTAGAGCTGCGAGAAGAACTTTTAATTTGTCATGGTCTTGGCTCCCTAATTCTAATTCATCAACTGTTGATGGCAAAAAAGGTCGGGATTTTATAAAGAACATAGCATCCGACCCCAGATCACATGTTCTTAAAATAATAAATTTAGATGATTCTGGGACAACTCCATACACTGAAACGAGTTATAATGTATTAGTGAAAGATTATAGCGAAACTTTGATTAGAAGAGATATTGAAAATGGTGTATATTTTTGGGATTGTTCAATAAGTTTAGAGGAAGTTTAAATGCTCCAGTGCGGCTTATATGACAAACAAATTTCCGATTCTTTTAACTCTGCTTCATCTGCGATTTCTCAAAGAATTAAACCACTGATCCTAGTTGATTGGCTGGACAGCAGGCATGTTGAAAAAAATGCTAATGTTGAAATTGCCTCAAGTAACTATACTGTCTCGCAACTAAGTAATGCAACTGTAATCCTTAATGCTACAGGGATGCTGTCTAATGGAAGATCACTGTCAAATAAAGAAGTACTGTTTAATCAGTCCAGGCAGAGGGATTTTTATTTTACTCCAAATGAGTCAATTAATGGGATAGAACGCCAGTCATTTACATGGGGTGTATGTGATGCAAAAGATATTAATGGCAAAGTAATTACAGCAAATGGTCAATGGCATTGTTTGCCAGCAAATAAAGATGATAACTATGAATTTGGATATCAGTCATCAAGCAAAAGTTTATCAAACACCCATGCTACGCTTAATGGATACGGGTTCACTGTGCCAGTTATTTTGACATATGTTTTTACAGAGCGTAAAGTTAATTTATTAAAAATTATAACATCTGAATATAATGGTCAAATTAAAGCATATAATATTAAAGCATATAATCAAACAACAAACTTAATATACAATGAAGATGCAGAGATACCAGAGGAATTATACTATCACGAGCATTTCCTTGAAGGGGTAACTTCAAATGATATTAATAAAATTGTCTTAACTATTTATACAACAAAGAACCCTCTGGATTACGCAAGAGTAAACGAAGTTTCTCCAATATATCAGGTTGATATGACTGATTATGTTATTGAATCAGGAGTTTCTAAGGTAAGAGATGTTCACGAAACCAGTTTGCCAATTGCTGGAACTGGAAGCTCAACAGCATCATTAACCTTTGATAATACGGAAAAGGATTTTAATTTATTTAATTCCTCGTCTTCATTTGGTAAATACATGAAAAAAGATATCAGGGTTCATGTTTATGCTGGATGGGAGATTCATCCATCAACAAATGTCGTGATCAATGCGGTTCTCTCAAATACAATAACTAGTTCATCCACGGTATGGACTGTAAACAGCGTTGCAGATTTCCCTGCTGGCGGTGGTAATAATGATTATATTTTAACTATTGATGATGGAACAATAAATAAAGAAAGGGTCTTGGCTAGAAAAGGGACTGGGAATTCATTTGATATAGTTCAGCGAGGCTACGGCGGAACTATCGGCAGAGCTCATACTGCTGGCGCTGCCATAGTTTTTGATATATTTGAATATGTTCCGTATGGTGTTTTTTATGTTGACGAATGGCAGGGTTCTTCCTCTAGTATGACCGTTAGTGCATCTCTTACTGATAGAAGTAAACTTGGTCATGAGAAAATGGTAACGAAAGGTTTCTTACTTCAGGAATCTACAGTTGCGGAGGCGGTAGAACATTTATTATTAATGACAAATTATCCAAGAGCCGACATAGAGTATTTATTAAATCCTAGAAAGACATCTGTAAAAGATGGGGCTATCTTGCATTTGGGTTTTGATGAGAAAAGCGTAGACAGGGCTAGTTCTGCAAGAATCGTATCCACATCACTACGGGCTCGCTTTGTTGAAATACCAGAAACAGATCTCAACTCTGTCAGGGATGTTAAGCTTGATGCTAATGATCGCAATTTATCAACATATGAAAAAGCTTTGGATATCAGGGGCTACATAGCTCCATCTTTAACGACAACTACAAAGCAAATATCAACAAGCAATACTTATGCGTTGAGATATACATCTGGTCAATTTACATCAATAGCCAACACGGTGGTTGATAGTTACTTCAATGGAGTTTTTGATGGCTACTATGTTCCAGACCAAACTGGTAATAGAGTCATTGTTATTGATATTAATAAAGGCGGGGTTCGTGTTTATTTAAACAAAGAAAGAATTATTGACGAATGGTATGTTATTGATTCTGGATCAAATTCGGAAGTTGTAGTTTCATCGGATGAGTATTATTTAACAGCTGGTCAGCCTTACGAACTGAGAATTGAATTCTTTACAGAGCAGAAAATTACAGGGGAATTATTTAAAATATCCTTAAGTACCGAGTACGATAACGAGTTGTCCTATGTTTCTGCTTCGGAGTGCTACTCAATGGTTGCCAATGATAAAATTGGTTTTAAAAATGAAGCATCTTATTTAACATTTTCATCCAACTCGTGGGCTCCTACTGCGAATGTTAATATAATTGAAAGGTCTGCAAGAAGGAACGATGCAATATATATCGGGAGTGTAAAAATATCAGAACCATCTGGTGTTGTTTCCGATAAAGATAGCCGAAGCATTTTACTTGAATCAAATTCATACTTACGGCTTCCCTATCATTCTTCTTATGATTTCTCAAATACATCAAGTTCAATCCACACTGGTGAATTCTCAATAGAGATGTTTGCTAAATTTAACGCTGGATCTTTTTCTTCCGATGGTGAATATGTAAGTAATTGGAATAATTCATCATCAACATCTGGGTTTGAGTTTTTTAATAACTCATCGGGTAATGGATTTAAGATTAAGACTTTAGCGGCAAACTCAGTTGTCATGACAGAAACTGTCTCTTCTAATACCGCTCTTTCCAATAGTTCATTCAGCCATGTTGCTGTTACTTATAAGCCTGGGGAGCTTAAGTATTTTATCAACGGTGTATTGAAAGATACAGAGGTAGTAGAGGGCACCCCTATTTCATGGGCATCAAAGAGTTTAACATTTGGTGGAAGAGGGGCATCCTTTACGGCTGGAGTAGAATCACCACCTGCAAGCATTAGAAGTTTATATTTAGACGAATTTATTTTATATAATTCTTGTTTGTCTGAGGCGGATGTTCTAAATCATTACATAGAAACACAAATGCAACCAGCTCAAGTCATGCCATTTATTTACGGTAATGATGCAACCGTTCAGTCAATAATAGACGATATCAGTTTAGCCGATCTTGGTCGTTTCTATATTGACGAAAGAGAGATTGCTAGATACGAGCATTATAATAGATTCTTTGAATCATCTATTGATCAACATGCCAACACTCAGCACACACTTAACGATTCAACCAATATAATTGAGGCAAGTTATAATGTTCAATTGCAAACAAATAAGGTTATTATTAAAGTTAACGGTATTGCAAATAATCTAATTTTTAAACAAGGATTGTGGCGAGCAGAAGATCCTACTACGCTAGGAGTGACAGCGCTCTCGTCAAACATATCTAATTCATCCACCAGTATGAATGTGACATCAACAGATAGCCCATTCTTTCCAAAATCTGGTTATTTGATGATTGACAATGAAATTGTAAAGTACAGTAATACATCAAGTAATTCATTTGTAACAATGGAGAGGGGTCAATTTGACACCCCTGCTGCGTCACATACATCTGGGGCTTTGGTTCGTGAGGTAAAGAACTATGACTTGCTGTTTGATAAAGCCCCAGCCTTTAAGGTTGAAAACCCTTTAATCACAAACTTAAGTCTAACTAAGCCAGCAAAGATAGATTTGATTAAATACAATCCAACACCATTCGGCGCTAAATTAATTCTTGCTGCCTCAAACAATGTGGTTTCTGGAGAAATTGTTTATGTTGAAGGTAAAAATCCACTGACCGATGAAGCCCACTTTGCCTCCATAGCTGGAATACCAGTGGTCGTTACAGACAAGACTGGGGATGTTAAAGAAAAGAAAGCTACTCTTGACGATAATATTAGAAAGTATGGTCTAAAAGAAGTAATCATAGAGAACCAATTTATTACTGATCTAGATTATGCTCAATCTTTGGCTACTTTTATAATAAATAAAATGAGCGAGCCAGTCCCTGTGCTCAATTTAAACATAATGCCTTTGCCTAAATTACAACTTGGAGACCGAATAAGGATATCTTCAATGGATTCATTTGATATAATAGACGGAGACTATTGGGTTATTAGTGCTGACTTTTCCTTTAATGGCGGAGCAACACAATCAATAGTCGTAAGGAAGGTCGTGTAATGCCTTATTCAAGAGGAGTATCTGAAGGCTCTATACTTTTTTATAATGGGGGACACAACCATAATGGAACATCTTCTGCGTTAATAGCTACTGAGGCTTATTCCATTTACGATTTTATTGTTGGATTTACTGGGTCAAATGAAAGACAAATAAAACAACAGACAAATTTTAATAATTTAAAAACTGTTATTTCAAATGTTATTAAAACAGATGTACTTGGTCCAAGTGGAATTCGTTTATTGCCTAATTCAATTCAGTCAATTCACATATCTGCAGGATCTATCACCGCAGACGAGCTATCTGCAAATCTTGTTCTTGTTAATAATATAATTTCAAGTACAAATTTTAACGGAACCATTGCGGCTAATGGGGTTGTTACAAGCCAGGGGTCATCTGGATGGGCTATAACTAGTGCTGGCGATGCTGTGTTCTCCAATACAGCGATTAGAGGGACATTAACAGCTGGGGCTTTGTATATTAATGCATATAATCAATGGTATGCAAATGGCAC